TCTATATTTCACCTCTAGGATGCCACCATTCACGCAAGATGCGATGGGTGATGTGTTTCGTACAGAGACAGATGCACAGCAAGTTGCTATCAATGCTCTAGTAATTGGTGAGAAGACTGGTATTCCCCTGTCTGCCACTTTCAATAACATCTGGGTGCGTCCAGATCAAAAGAACTTAGATGAGTTTATTAAAAACTTTAAGTTCTTGTATGATGCTGGTGTTAGGACTGCAACTATTCCTCACACATCATGGGTGATGACAGGACAAATCCAAAAGGAATATCCTGAACTAAAGATCAAGAACACTATTCTTCGTGAGGTAGTCAAACCTAACGAGATTGTCACTCTTGCTAGTGCTGGATTCAATTATATCAATCTGGATCGTGATGTTATGCGAGACAGAGAGGCATTGGATCGTATCAAACAAGCAAAAGAATATTGTGCAGAGAAAGGTAATCCCGTAGAGTTGTCATTACTTGCTAATGAACATTGTTGGGGTGGTTGTCCTATCATGCCTGAACATTATCAGTACAACAGCACACGACAAGGAACAGAACCGCAATACTTCAATAGTGAAATCAGTCGCATTTCATGTTCACGATGGGATGCAGTTGATCCTGCACATGAACTTAAGGTTGCTAATCTTCCTCCATGGAAGAGTGATTGGAAAGAGTTCTTAGATGTTATTGACGTATTCAAACTGCATGGCAGAGAAGATTCTATGCGACTATTAGAGTCTATGGATCTTATTAAGCGATGGGATGATCCCACTTGTAGTTTAATGTATCCTGAGTTTAAGGATTACATGCAGGATGTTGATATGCCTGATGCTCCTATCAACAAATGGCGTGAAAAGATCAAGACATGTAAGTTTGACTGTTGGGATTGTAACTATTGCGAAACTGTGGTAGAATTCCGACTGAAGAAACAAAAACGTGAAATGAATCCTCTGGTAGATAGAGTCATCCGTGCCATTGATAATGCTGTGGACGATAACTCCAACTTCAAACCCGATGGATATAATGTTCTTGGTCTATCTTCCAACAAAGTTAGACATTTCTTGAACAATCTATGTTCGGAGCGTGGTACAATCTATGCAGATGTTGGTTGTTACACAGGCAGCACATTGTTTGCTGCATTGATGGGTAATGAGTCAGTAAAAGCATATGCTATTGATGACTTCTCTGAAGGATGTATTCGTCCTAAAAATAAGAATCTGTTTGACAAATACACCATTGATAATCCTATCGATGAGTTTATTCAGAACGCTGAGAAGTATTTCAATACAGATTGTTCGGTTGGTTTCTGTGTTAAACCTATCCTACAAATGGAGTTTAATCCTGAGTTCAAACCTAATGTTATCTTCTATGATGCAGAGATTGAAGACAATATGATTCCTAACTTGGAACATATTCATAATCAAGCAGCAGATTCATATATCTTGGTTGTTGATGATGCAAACTTCAATGGTGCTGTTGATAACGCAAAAGAATTCTTGAAGGGTAAAGATGTTGTTTACGACAGAATTATCAGGACAGAGATTGTAGAAGATGAGAAGGATTGGTGGAATGGTTTGTATATCGCAGTCGTTGAAAAATGATCAACGTTATTGATAATTACTTACCTGAACAGACGCATCATAACATCCGTAATCAGATGTTAGCATTTAACTTCCCTTGGTTTAGTTCAAAGATTGTCAATGATAGTCCTCAGAACTACAAGAGAAATGTTCAAATGATTCATATGTTTTATACGAATCATGCACCACAGACAGATCATTTGGAGATCATTTATCCTTTACTCGATAAGATTCAACCCCTGTCGATCATAAAGATCAAAGCAAACTTTATGACAGGTACGGATCGTATCATTGAACATGGATTGCATAATGATATTACAGAGGCAGAAGATCGCCCCTATATTAAGACAGCGATCTATTATCTGAACACCTGTGATGGTTACACAATGTTTGAAGATGGCACTAAAGTAGAGAGTGTCGGCAATAGATTTGTAGAGTTTCCTAACTCAATGAGGCACACAGGAACATCTACAACTGATGAATATCGTATGGTTTTGAATCTAAATTATGTTTAAGAATCTAATTGGTCGTTATGTCAAATTGATCGCTAAGATCCCCGAGCGACATTATTGGCCCTTGTTTATTATTTTGTCACTGTATTTTGTAATTCCATACAGTGAATTTGTAGTCACACTTGGTGCCCTTGGTTACTTCAAGTTTGAGAAATCCTATCGTAAGTTCTTTGCAAAGGTAATCTCTCCTCTGCCTGATGTTATCAAGTATGGTGGATCAGTTATCTTCTTTCTTGTGATGTTGGATGATACTATTTTTTATGCATCGATCATCCTGCTGGCATTTTGGAGCGGTAGGCAAGTTAAGAAGATAAATAAAACTGAAGAGTAAGCATATTTCATGTCAGAATTAAATGTAGGAACTGTCAATGCGACTCACGTCAATGCGACGGGTGATGTTGACATCGGTGGTAAAGCAGAATTGCCTGCATTTACTACCGCAAATTTACCATCGAGTCCTCCTACTGGAACGTTGGCATTTGATACTACAGAGCAGAAAGTTAAGGTCTATGATGGTACTGCATGGGTATTAACTGCTGCTAGTGATGATAAACAATATCGTATTCAGTGCTGGGGCGCTGGTGGTGGCGGTGGAACTAGTGGTGGATGGAGTTATGGTGCTGAAGGTGGTGGTGGTGGATATGTTGAAGCAAAAGTTAAAGGATTAGCATCAGGAACTACCTTAATCATTCGTGTTGGTGAAGGTGGATTAGTTAATGGCACTCGTATGTCATATGGTGGTGGCGGTGAAGCAAACCGTGCTGGTGGTGATAATAGATATGGTTCAAATGGTGGTGGTGGAACTGCTGTATTCTTTTCATCTGTTTCACATGATAACGTCTTAATCATCGCTGGCGGTGGTGGTGGAGGTGGATCATCTAGAGCACAGGAAGGTAACTTTGGCGGCGCTGGTGGTGGTCCTACTGGTCAAGATGGTTTTTCTGCTTATGATAGTAAAATCCAATATCGTGGCAGAGGTGGATCTGGAACTGAAGGTGGAAGAAATAATCAGCAGGGATCTTCATACAGTGCAAGAGCATTAGAGGGCGGATCTGCTGCATCTAATGGTTATGGTGGTGCAGGTGGTGGAGGATATTATGGTGGTAGTGCTGGAGGATACTCTGAACAGCACACAATGGCAGGCGGTGGAGGTGGATCAGGATACGCAGATCCTGCATATTGTTATGATATAAAGAATTATCGTGGTGAGTATCGTATGCCAGCAGGTGCAGGGGAAGAAGGTTACCCAGGCGGCACAGTTTCATATGGTGGCAATGCTAACGCAAGTGCAGGTGGTCATGGATATTGTAGGATCACAGATGCAGACGGAAACGTTACTACCTACACATATACAGGATCGGACACTAATATTACAGTCCCATAAGTGGCACAGGGGGTATACAACCCCCTTTTTTTGTGATATGATACTGGGGTATTCAACGGAGAACCATGCCTCAATTCACTCTCATCTGTACTGATGAGGATTCTACTGTCACAACTAAAGAATTTGAAGCAACCTTGCTCCCTGAAGTAGTAGAGAAGACGCAAGACTTCTTGAAGGGTGTAGGTTATTGCTTTGAAGAATTGCATACTCAAGTATTCCCTATCCCAGAAGATATCAGCGGTAAGGATGATTATGCGTCCATTTATCGCGACATCGACTGAGATATATAACACTGTAGTTTACTATTCGTTCACGTTTCAAACTCATGGGCAAGACTTATCGACGGGGTGGAAACGAGGGAGGATACTATTCCTTCGGCAAATCCATTCGTGACAAGCGTTCAAAAGGTGGCACCAATCGTTCAAACTGGGGAGACAACAATGAAGAAAACTTCTCAACCAAAGGATCAAAGAAAAGTCGAAAGAACATCGACACAGACTACGATAACGATGGGTGGCAATGATTATGAAATAGAAAAAGAATATGAAGAACTAGAGTTTGATGACTATTCTGAGGTAGACTACGACCTCGATTACACTCACTCAGTATAAGCATGGATGGAGAATCTCAACACGAAAAATTTAATAGAGGACTAGATCTTTTCATGGAATCGGTTCACAAACCTGATCATGAATTGCGTCAATGTGCTCACAATCAAAAATGTTACCATGAACTCATGTACATCAGGAGTTATGTGCTTGATTATCTCAAAACTCTAAGGAGATAATCTAATGCTATTTCACTCCGCAATTCTTGACTCTGATGAGAAAATGATCTTAAAAGATGCATTGTTTCTTTATGTCTCTGACTTGCAGAAACGATATTATAGGGATAAAATGATCCCTGAATCTTCATACCTTGCCAAAATGAAAGAGGTTGAAGGTATTGTTGACAAATTACATTTAACTGACCTTTATCGATGACTATTCAAGTTTTTAATCCTAAGTGGTATTTCCAATCTCGCTTAGGACCTAGGTCACAATTAATTGTTGATGAATTGTTTCGTGAGTATATCTCAAACGAAAATAACTTTCATCAACCTGAGGATTGGAATTGTATTGTGCAGACATCTTGGTCTAACAAACCTGATGATTCTGCTCCTTATGGTGAGTGGTTGGATGTAATTCGTCCAATCTTTGATAAGTTTATCGAAGAAGTTGGAGCAAAAACTGACATTGAAATCCTGCCAATGAATGCATGGGTTAACAAGTACAACCCAGGCGATTCACAGGAAACACATGATCACTGTGATCCATCAAATAATTTGAGTATGGTATACTTTCATACTCTAAATGATGATGACGGATGTGTATTTAAGTTTGTAAATTCTGAGCATGGTCATCTTACATCACAGGGATTGAATGTCTTAAATACACCCAGTCAACCAATGACTGTGCCCGATGTAAAACAAGGTGATGTTATCATTTTTCCATCACATTATTTGCACTTAGTATCACCTCATCGCGGCACTAAAACTAGAATTACAATTAGTGCAAACTTTAACCTTGTGCCAGCACAACAACCTGCACAAGATGCTGGACAAGAAGACTAACCCCGTGTATATTAACAATGTCATCACTAAAGAAACTAACGAAACAAATCAACCATTGCTTAAAGCATCCTGAGAACTATACTGAGGATGAGATTCACACACTGAAAAAGAAAAGGCGTCAATTTCTTGATGTTGAACGCC